GGGAAATCCTGAAGACATAGAAAAGCCACACGGAAGCTTATTCCGCGATAGAAAGGAGCAGGGATGCGAGAAATCCATTTTAAGCCGATCCTGTTTCACTTATTCGGAGAGGGCGACGGCTCATCCGCAGGTGAAGGGACGGCACAGGGCGAAAGTAATGCAATGCCTTCATCCACCCGGAAGGCGAAGGGCGAGTTCGCTGATGTCGTATATGGAAAGCAGGAAACTGCGGAACCTGACGGCGAAGCGGCACAGAAGGGGACGGACGCCGCGTCCGATGAAGAATCACTTGAGAAGGAATTCCGAGAGTTGATCAAGGGCAAGTACAAAGGCCAGTACACCAAAGCGACGCAGGAAATCATCAACAAGCGATTCGGAGAAACCAAGAGACTGGAAGAAGCCAACAAGGAAATGCAGGAAGTAATGGACGTGCTGCAGGACCGGTACAAAACGAAGGACGCGAAGTCACTTCTTGCCGCGATCTCTGATGATTCGGATCTTTGGCAGGAAGAAGCGGACGAAGCGGGTTTAACGGTCGATCAGTACAAGAAATTCCGCAAACTTGAGAGAGCAGAGGAAGCCAGGAAGAAAGAAGACGAGGCACGGAAGGTCGAAGCCGAGGTCAATGCCCAGATGCGAAAATGGTTCGATGAAGGCGAAGAGCTCAAAAAGACGTTTCCTTCATTCGATCTTCAGACCGAAGTGGCGGATCCTCGTTTCCTATCAATGCTGAAATCCGGCTGTGACGTTGCGACGGCATTCAAGGTCATCCATATGGATGAGATTATGACGGACGCAATGCGGAGCACTCAGGCACTGACGGAAAAGAAGGTATCGGACAACATACGAGCTCGTGGCAATCGTCCGGTCGAGAATGGTGCGACAGGAAGATCTCCTTTTACGGTCAAGAATGACGTCACGAAACTGACGAAAGCGGACCGTGCAGAGATCGCAAGACGAGCGGAGAGAGGCGAACTTATTAAGTTCTAAAATAAGCCCTCTCCGGAAAGAAAGAGAGGACAACATGAAGAAAATCAAAGATTTTGTCATGCTTAGCATGATCCTGAACCTGTTCGATGCAAATTTGAATCCGAACAAGACCACTGACACGACGGCGGGGACAGGCAATGATCTGTCTCCGGAAATGAAGACGTATTACAGCGATTACCTGATCGATCTCGCAGAGCCGCTTCTGGTGCATGACCAGTTTGGGCAGAAGAAACCGATCCCGGCGAATGGCGGTAAGACGATCGAGTTTCGAAAATATGATTCGCTGCCGAAACTGACGACGCCCATCAACGAAGGCGTGACGCCTGACGGACAGAAGTTAAACGTGACGACCATTACTGCGACGGTCGGCCAGTATGGCGGATATGTTACACTGACGGACGTCCTGCTTCTTACCGCGATCGACAATAACCTTGTCGAAGCGACGAAGCTGATCGCTTCCCAGGCGGGGCGTACGCTTGATACGATCACGAGAAACGTTCTGGTTGGAAATGCCACTATGGATTTCTTCCCGAACGGGAAGACTCAGGTTTCGGATCTTGTGGGCGGAGCGCAGAGCGGAAATGACTACATCACCGTTGATCTCGTCCGGCAGGTGGTACGTGCTCTTAAAAAGCAAAACACTGAAAAGGTGAACGGCTATTACTGGGGCATCATCCATCCCGATATCGAGTACGATCTCATGTCTGATCCGGAATGGAAGTATCCGCATCAGTACAAGGACACCAGCAATCTTTATGAGAACGAGCTGGGCGAGATCGCGGGCGTCCGGTTCGTCGAGTCCACTGAAGCCAAGATCGAGAAGAACAAGGCGAAAAACGGATCGACGGCTAATGCCCGTGACGTATATCATACGCTGATTGGCGGTGCAAACGCGTACGGCGTCACAGAAGTAACGGGCGGCGGTCTGAAGCACATCGTGAAGCCGCTTGGCTCAGCCGGTTCCGCTGATCCGCTCGATCAGAGAGCGACGGTCGGTTGGAAAGCAATGAAGGTTGCGGAAGTGCTCGTCCCGCAGTACATGTGGGATGTGATCACGACTTCGACGGTCAACGATCACGACGAGAACTAATCAAAAAAACGAGGGCAGGACACAAAGCGGTCCTGCTCTCAATCCAGAAAGGGAGATCGATATGGCTACCAAAAAAACTGAAGAAAACATTGAAGAATTGAAAGAAGAGAATCCGATGAGACCGGTAAAGGTTCATCTGTTCAAAGACGGCGGAAAATACAAGGATGATGTCGTAGCGGGATTGAACGGAAGAGTATGGAAAATCAAGCGGGGCGTGGACGTGGAAATCCCGTATGCAGTGGCAATGGTATTGGAGAGACACAGAGCACTGCAGGAACAGGCCGCTGACTTTATCATGAAAGAAGAACAGAATTTC